AGATTTTGCTATGTTGATGATGATTTTAACATTTTGGTTTTTGGGGCGCACCATAGACAGGTATCACTCGTCACCTCGATGATAACCGCTTCTCAGAATTGTTCTAAAAGGAATTTTTTTGTTTGAGAAATACTCAAGTCGCTGAAGCAATAAGTATTGCTAAAGAAACATTGTGTAAGCCGTTTGAGGGATATGCTAGACGACTTCCTAACGGAGATTGTCATGCCTATCCCGATCCCGGCACAGGCGCACAGCCTTGGACGATAGGATGGGGCAGCACAGGCCCTGAAGTGAAACACAACACAGTGTGGACGCAACAACAGGCTGAAGCGTCCCTAGACAATCATTTGTTACACTTCTGCGCTGGGGTATTGACAATGTCTCCAACGCTGTTGCAAGAGCCTCCGAGACGTCTTGCTGCAATTATTTCTTTCGCGTATAACTGCGGACTCAGAAACTATCGCATATCAACACTGAAGAAACGTGTTGATGCTAAAGATTGGGTTGGTGCATCAGAAGAAATAGTGAAGTGGAACAAAGCTGCTGGTAGAATAATGGCAGGTCTTACCAGACGTAGACAAGCAGAAGCGAAACTACTCAAATGACTATTCCATCTTTGTTGAAAATTGTTGGTAGAGAATATGATGTAGTAAAAGTTGAGGAATATGATGATCAAGTTGGTGGTGTAAATTTTGAAACATGCACAATTGTTGTTAAGGATGGGCAGCAACAGCTATTAGAAGCTGACACATTGTTACATGAATCGTTGCACATCATTGATGAGATATTTCAACTTGAGCTATCAGAAAGGCAAGTATATTGTATTACCAGTGGAATCATTGCTCTTCTTAGAGATAATGCCGCTTTAATGCCATATATCAACGATGCCTTACTTTCACCGAGAAAAGTAGTATGAGTAAATTCACCGCAAAGCAAAAAGAAATCGTAGCCCGTAAGCTTGGTTACGAAGGCCCTATGCAGGGCTTCGATGAGTTTTTGAAAAGCTCTCCTGCTTTGGCTATGAAGTATGGCATGGTTGCTGATAAATACATGGCTAAGGGCGGTGTTGTTAAGAAGTATGCTGCTGGTGGTGCGGTAACATTTAATATTGATCTTAAAACAGCAACAGCAGCACAGAAAGCTGCTGAATATAATCGTCTTATTGGTGCTGGTTTTACTGATGCACAAATTCGCAATGCTGCAGGTACTCAAACAGATTCTGATTGGTCTGCATTAACTTCTCTTGCTAGGGCGTCCGGTAGTGGTGTTCGCGCCGACACTGGTCGTCAATCACCACGAGTACGCCCAGATACAGTAACGGATGCCAGTGCGTTCACCGTAGACGACGCAACAAGTGGTGCAACCACAAAGCCAGTCAAGCTGAACATCGACACTAAAACAGCAACAGCAGCACAGAAAGCTGCTGAATATAATCGTTTGCGTTCTGAAGGCTTCACTGACGCTCAAATTCGCGCTGGTGTTGACACTGCTCTCGGCACTAAACAAACAGACGCTGATTGGACAGCGTTGCAAGGCATTGCTTCTAAAGCAGGCACCACTATTCCAAAGACAACTCCTGCTACACAATATACTGAAACAGGTGTTCCCATTGCTGGTGCAACGCAGCAGGTACAGGCGCAACAGACTTCTACAGAAGGTTTGAAGCTTGATCCTACAGATTCTGCTTATAAGCTCGGTACAGCGCCTACAGCAACATTAAAGACAGCGGGTGTTGCAGAACAGGCGACAGCAGCGCAGGTAGCAGCAGGACAAACCTATACGGCAACTACAGCGTTGTCCGATGTACAAGAGCAAATGAATAAGCTCTTCGCAGAAAAAGGAACAGTGTCAGAGGGTGCTAAAGCTGTAGCACAACAAGGAACATTGTCTGAAGGAGCTATAGCTAAAACTGTTGCTCCAGCCACTGCTACAACAGTGACGCCTGTTACGCCACTAAAGCAAACAGATGAAATGCTTGCAAAGGCAGCTACTGCTGCTGATGTTGGTGGTATTCCTTCTGCTGTTGCTCAAACTACGGATAAGACTTTTACAGCAGAAGCTGCTAAGCTTGCTGGAACTACACCAGAAGCTAAAGCCGTCACTGACTATACTCTTGGCGCTGCAGGCACGGCGAAGATGGCAGCGACTAAGGTTGAAGATGCTGCTAAAGCTGATGCTGCTAAAACAGCTACAGCACAAACAATGGCAGCACCGACAGATGTCACTGCTGCTAAATTTGCCGGTGAAACTCCAACAGCAACTGCTGCTACTGACTACACTCTTGGTGATGTTGGGGCAGCAACGATGGCAGCGACTAAGGTTGAAGATTCTGCTAAAGCTGGTGCGGCAGAACAAGCAAAAGCAGCAACTGTTGCCAAGCCAACAGATGTTACAGCAGCAAAGTTTACAGGTGTAACACCGACTGCTCAAGCTGTTACTAAATACAATCTTGGTGCTGTACAGACAGCTACGCTCACTGCAACTGCTGTTGAAGCTGCTGCCAAGGCTGGTGTCATTCCACAGGAAATTGCACAGCAAACAGCAGCACAGTCTACAGTGATTGCTCAAGAGCGTCAGGTAGCAAACGAAGAAATTGTTGATATTGCAAAACAGGCTTTGCAAATTACAGAGCCTGTAAAAGCCATTGCTGCCGTAGCTGACAAACTAAACCAAGACGCTGTTGCAATTGCACAGCAAGGAAACTTTAGCCAAGCTCTTGCGTCTACAGAACAGGGAAGAGTAGAAGCTGCAGCAACTATTCAGGGACAGCTTACGTCTTTGATGCAGCAGTTTAATGACGGCACTCCTGCATGGGCTGCAGGCGCTATGAGGGCTGCTAACGCGGCTATGGCGGCACGTGGACTTGGTGGTAGTAGCATGGCAGCAGCCGCCATTATTCAATCGGCTATGGAGTCTGCTACACCCATTGCTGCGGCAGATGCTCAGACATTTGCTCAGATGAATTTGACCAATCTGAACAATCGTCAACAGGTTGCTCTGGCAAATGCTGCTGCCTCTCAGAATATTGAGCTTGCAAATTTGAATGCTCGTCAGCAAGCTATGTTGCAGAACAGCGCTAATGCGTTTTCTTTGCAGTCGCAAAACTTGTCGAATCAGCAAGCTGTTGTTCTTGCTAATGCTCAGATTGCTGCAGCCGTACAACAGAAAAATCTTGACGTAAAGACTTCTGTTTCTCTTGCCAACGCAGCAAAGTATGCAGAAGTAAACAATCTCAATCTTACAAATCGTCAGCAGGCAATGCTTCAAAGGTCTGCTGAAAACATTCAGATTGATCTTGCCAATCTCAATACTCGACAGCAAACAGCTATTGCCAATTTACAAGTGAGAGGTGCCATTGCTGGTCAAGAGCTTAATAACCAACAGCAAATGGCAATGCTGCGTAGCACTCAATCATTTGAAGCAGCGCAGTTTAACGCTAATGCACAACAACAAGCATTCATTGCCGACTTCCAAGCACGTGCAGCGCTTGAAGAAAAGGTGCTGTCAAATCAGCAACAGACAGCATTGTTTAATGCTAGTGCTGTATTGGATGAGCGTAAGATTAATTTGACAAATGAACAACAAACCCTGTTGTTTAATTCTACAAACGCTCTTCAGGTTGACATTACAAACGCATCAAATGCTCAACAGACAGCGCTAGCAAATCTGCAGGTTCGTGCGTCTTTGCAACAACAAGAGCTTACTAACGATCAACAAATGGCTGTTCTTCAAAGTACACAGACTTTTGAAGCTGCTGAATTTAATGCTAACGCAAAACAACAAGCCTTTATTACTAAGTTTAATGCTGATGCTGCGCTGAAGGGACAGGTGTTGTCCAATCAACAGCAGACGCAGCTATTTAACGCTAGCGCTGTGTTGGATGAGCGTAAGATTGAACTTAGTAATGATCAGCAAACATTGTTGTTCAATGCCGCTAATAAACTGCAGGTTGATACGGCAAATCTGTCGAATAAACAACAGACAGCGCTAGCAAATCTGCAGGTTAGTGCTGCATTGCAAGTTCAAGAGTTGTCGAATGAGCAACAGATGGCTGTGTTGCAAAGCACTCAGAACTTTGAGTCTGCACAGTTTGATGCAACAGCACAACAACAAGCATTCATTGCTGAATTCAATGCTGATGCTGCGTTAAAGGGGCAAGTGCTGTCGAATCAACAGCAGACATCGTTGTTCAATGTCAGCAGCCAATTGCAAGAGCGTGGACTAAAGTTTAACGCCGAACAGCAAGTGAATTTGTTGAATACGACAAATGCAATGCAGATTGCGCTTGCCAATACTTCAAATAAGCAACAAACAGCACTTGCAAACGCACAGATTGATGCCGCGTTGAAGGGTCAAGAACTCAGCAACAAGCAGCAAGTAAACATTACCAACGCTGCACGTGTTGCTGAAATTGCTCAAACAAATTTCACTGCAGAGCAACAGAATGCTCTTGCAAATGCTAATTTTATTCAGCAGATTAATCTGCAAGACATGAGCAATAAGCAGGCTACAGTGCTTGCGAATGCTGCTACCACTGCCTCAATGGACATGGCAA